CGAAATCAACCGCCTCAGCTTTGGCATGTTGTGAATTTACAGAACTGCCAATAGCTACACATAATTCTGGGCTACGAAATCCGCTCGTCACCTTAACTCTGCCAAAATGGTCACGTACGGGCTGTAATATTTTTTCACAAATCGTTTTTAATTTATCCACTTGATCAGCATTAGGTTGATTATCAATACCCTTACGTATCGCCGTATCAGATTTAGTTAACTCTTGAAGAGAAAAATTTCGTGTAAGATTCATTAGTTTAATATAAGCTTTTTAATACTTTTTTCACCCATGTAAATTTCAGTTTCTGCTTTGCTTTTTATGCATTTATATGTGACGTTAGGAGTGTATTGTCTTTCAGCATGACGCTTCCCACGAAGGCATGTAGCCATGTTATCTTGGATACGGTGCTCTTTGATCTCTGCTCCTACAAACATAATCAGTGCTACCACAGTTTCGATCATAATACCTTACCCTTGTTTTCACCCTCTTTGACAACATACTTTTGTGTGCCGTGTTTACCAATCTCAACTTCTTTTTTTAATTCTTTTGAGAATGTTTTTTGTTTATTTGCTCTATTTATCTCAGCTATATAATCTAAAACTTTTCTAGTTATTCGTCCCGTTGCCATTGTATTTAATCTCTCTGTTTGCGTCTTTTAATTTTTCCATATCTTCTAAAACTTTATCCATTTGTTTTCTTAAAAACTCTATGTTTACTTTATTTAAAGCCATGTCCTCTACATGTTTATTAATTTTATCTGTGGTCTTATAAAGATCCTCGATCATCATGAATTGCTCAGAATCGGCGGG